CAACACCACCACGTTCCATGCGACGGTCTCTCAGTGAATCTTCGGTTGCTTCAACCATATCTCCTTCCATATCATAAGACATCTTGAGACCCATTGCTCTCAACTTGTTCTTTGCAAGATTGATTTTAGCAGGCATTGATCTTGGATCTTCTTCCTTTGCAGGTTTGGAGTTTTCATCCCAATATTCTCCACCAGCCTTACACTCATCTCTCGTCTCATCTTTATCACATGCAGGACAATAACGCATCGTGCCTTCACCTTCGGCAATAGTGTCACCTTCCAATTCATGAGATGCTGCGATTTCGGCACCACCTCTAACTGCTCTCATTTTATTCTGAAGAATTCTCATCTTCATCATCTTATCTTTCTTACCCTGCTGTGCGGCAAGTTGCTCTTTCTTCTTCTCATCTTCTTGCTGCTTCATAGAAGCATCCTGTTCGGCAATTTTTTGTGCCTTCAGTAAATCAAGTTCGGCACGAATACTTTCTCCAAGACTTGGATTAATCTTTATAGTATTCTTTCCCTTCTTCATTACATCAATCTTCTTATCACCATTCTCTTCTTTCTCATAGATGACTTCTTCTTTTGCCATACCAACGATAACTTTGTTATTTTTAGTCTTCTTATCCATATAGTCAATGGATTGTTTTTGTTTCTCAGCATAATCTTTTGCAATAGAGACAGCATGTTTGCCTGGAGTAATACTCTTTACACCACCCCTCTTCGATTCTCTTTCCTTTTCAGTTTTTCTTTCTTTCGCAAGCATTTTACGATACTCATCTTCATGAAGAGTCTCTTCTTTTGCCATCGACTTTTTAATGGCTTTGTCTCTAGAACCCATATATTCTGCGGTTCCGGATTCTATCTTACCATCACCATCATAATCTTTCTTTGCCTTCTTACTACCAGTCTTATCATAAGTATCTTCTTCTTTTCTTCCGGTAATCTCAACAGAAGAAATATTTGGATTTGCTCTCAGTTCAGAAATCTTGGCACGATCTGCTTTTCTCAGATACTCTCTTCCAGTCTTCTTATCCTTTACACGAATTGTATACTTAGTATCATCTGCTTCTTCTATGACTTCGATTTCTTCTTCTATCTTTCCACCACCTTCTACAAATACCTTAGCACAGATATTAGACAACGAAGATTTTACATCTACATCCACAAAATCATACTCTTCACCAATGAGCATTTTTTTGGCAAGCATCTTAACAGGACCAGGTGCCGATGATGATCCCAACTGCTGCATATAAGCACGCTTCAATGATGCAGGATCTGCCTTTTGCCCATCTTTAAATTTACTCTTTACCTTGTAACGAGTATCATAGGCAAGTTGTCTCGCTGCCTTTCTTACTTTATCTACTGCACCACCGGAAGGTTGAGGTGTCTGAGGAGCTTCTTCAAATACTTTATTACTCATCGGAAGATCTAATAACTCTTACTTTTTTCTATATTTATTTATAAATTGTTTGCCCCATTCACTTCCGGGAACCATTTTCTCCACATACTTTCTATGAGCATCAGTTCCTACAAGTCTTTGATCGGCAGGAACACCGGAAGGTGCATCGTTATTTGTAATGTCTTCGGATACATCTTTAATCCAGGACTTAAACATAATGTTGTCTTCAGTCACACAAATCAGGTAGTTAGTTCCACGACGAATAATCTTACCAACCAATCCAGTATTCAGATTTTCGACTATACTACCAACGGCATAAACTTTCTTTTTAATAAAGTTTTCACGAAGACTTTTCCAATCAAACTTAGGAGCAATCTCCCACATGTTCCATCCTTCTTTAATTTCCATCGCAGCACGAAGAGTATTATAAAGATCTTTTGTTTGCTTACTATTCATCGTAGAAGGAATACCCTTACGGAATGCTGCAAAGTCTCCTTCTGCTGCTGCTTTTCTTTGCTTTGATGCAGACATTCCTTCTGTTCCTTCTGCATCAGGATCTCTATCACCAGCAGAAAGAACCTCTACATTATCAAAGGCATAAAGTTTTCCATTATAATCATTCGATAATCTTTCAAATTCCTGAACTCTATCTCCACCACCAACAATTCTTACATTTGTATATCCATCATTATGTGCCTTCTTCAGAACATCAAAGATTGTTCTATTTGCAGGATCATTTACAATCTTCTCACTATGAGTCGGATACATCTGTCTCATTACTGAAACCTTTGTATCAGGATCTAATGGATTCTTTTTCTTATTCTGACTACGTGAAGGTACAATAATATAATCACCCTCATCAGAACTTGCGGCAACCTTATCTAATAGTTTTTCGTGTCCTGTTGTTGGTGGATTAAAACGACCAAATGTAACTGTCAGTGTTCCCTTTGTTTTTTCTACTGGTGGTGGTCCTTCTTGTGCAGGAGCATCTTGTGCGGCAGGTTGTTCTGGTGCTGCTGCTTTTTGTTGAGTCGGTTCTTGTGTCGGTTGCTTTTCGTATGTTGTTTGTGAAAGTTTCTTTTCTTTATCGGTTGATGGAGGATCCTGTTGTCCTACTCTCTGTCTCTTATTATAAAACTTTAGAGATCCTTTCTCTGTCTTCGCAACAAACTCTCCCTTATTATCATACCATCCACCATGGCCATCACCTTTCAGACCTAATCTTGCGGCCTGTTGTGATGCGTTCTCAAATAAAAATTGGAAGAAACTCTTCATTACTTGTTCAGTTGTTTAATTATAGATTTTTCGTTTGTAACAATGTAACTGAGGACACTTTTCCTCATTTTTATATATTTATCTATAATCTTATCTGCCTTGCTTGATGAGATTTTTTTATCAAAGGTCACATAGACGTATGCTAGAAAGTCATTATACTTCCTTTTGGGTGCCTTTGAGTCCGTTTCAAAGGATTGTAATAACTCTTTAACTTGTGGGTTCATTTTTTTATACCATTAAATTTAACTGCAAGATTGATATATTGACCAAGTTTATGACTTATTCCAGTTTTATTTGTTCTAATGGAAAAATTTAAAGTTGTAGTATGTGTTTTACAAGTTAAATCTATATGCCAATTTTGTTTGGATGTTTTTGATGGATATGCATTTATACCATTTGCTTTTTTAGATGTCTGAACACAGTCTTTAATTATGTTTTCATCATTAATTATTTGCGTATCACTGCCAGCAGCTTTTAAAACGATAAGAGGAACTCCTTCCTGTTCTGCAGCAACTTCACGAAGTAACCAATTTTTTGCTTTTACTGGATACTTGTTCATCATATCACAGATATACTGTCTAACAAATTCCAACTGTGCATCATACAACATTTCATATTGTTTTGAATTCATTTTCTCAAAAGCACCAATAACCTTTGTCATTGTTTGTTTTCCATAAGTACTCTGTTGAGTTATATTAGGAATTCCCTTGTAGAAAGTTTCATATGAGACTTTCTCTAATTTTGTATAATCACTCAACATTTCGAAAGAAGTGAAGATTGGTCTGACATAACTATTAAATTGTGGTTCAGCAGTTTTTGCTCCACCAGCTTTAAGAGAAATGCCCAAAATACTTCCGTCATCAAAAACAGCAAAAATATCTCCCTTATGATTAGGTGCAACTCCTTCTGGTTTTAAGTTATTTCGATACCCCCAAACAACTTTTTTAATTTTTTTTCTTTTATTTTCACCAATCAACCATCTAGTAATTGCCTGAGCATTAATTGTTTTTTCTTCAAACTTGGAAGAAGTCGGTGCCTTATCTAAAAAGGGTTTGCCAGCTTCATAGGCACTCTTATTTTTATACGCACCAAATTTTGGATCATTTGCTTCTACAAGTTTATTATAAAACACATCTGGAGAAAGATTTGTTTTAATACCTGCCTCAAAAGCAATTGCCGGAAACAATTCAGTTATAGTTGAGTTAAGGGTGGTTTCTTGCATCCCACCCCGAGTATTTTTAAATACAATATAAACTTTACCACTAAAACCATCTACCTGAGTCAAGTCAGTTGATGACTTTGACTTTACATATTTTCTACTACATCGAAGTCCAGAAACTCTTTCAATTTCCATTTCCAAAGACTCTTGTGTTTCAAGTCTATCTTCATCACACTGAATATAGATATATGATCCTTCAGTTCTTTTATCATCAATTGACATACCCAAATTATAAAGATTGTCATTAATGACAGTCATTGTTTTATTATAAAGGTCTGTATCAAGGAGACTCTTCGCCATTATACTTTTTTAAGTATTTATTATGAAGTTATAATCCTTTGAGATAGTCTTTCTCTTTTTGATATGGAACTATCTCACCAGTATAATGTTTCCATCCTTCTTGAATATCTGGAACTAACCATTGGTCAATTCGATAACAATATTTCCAGTTCACAGGTTGTATACAATTCATCACAACTACCGTCCAGAATGATATGAGATAGTTGAGGATTGTATTCATTATTCTTCTATCTTCTTAACTTTGGATTTCTTTACCTGCTTTGAACTCCAGAATGCAAGTGCAATCAGAGCAAAGTAAAATATTGTATCATCAATCATCACAAGAAAAAAGATGACACTGCCACCATATCTTAACCAGTCAGGTAATCTCTTAGTCAGTTTACCTACCACTGGAGAAATCTTTTTTTCAAATTTGAAGTAAAGAATTGCTGCCAGTGTAACTGTAATCTCACTCATCGGAACGATAAAGTATAGAGATAAGATAATAAAGATGGGCCAGTAATGTCTCTCTGGTATTTTTGCCAAGAGAGAAGTATACTTATCAATCAGTTTTTTCATTATCTTCTTTAAGTTCTGCTTCGATTTGTTCATCAAGACTTACAATTGCTTGACGAATATCAATCACACGTTGCGGACAACATGTAGGATCGTAAGTATATCCTTTTATATCAGTAAATAATGACTGACGAACTGCTGCTGCCTGATAGACAGATAGTTCTAATGTTACTTTTTTATCTTGACTCATAGGTCTCCCTCAACACGGACTTCGGAATGTTTTACGGAAAATTCTCCACCAGGATATCGTGACTTGAGTTTATCAACATTCATCTCAATGATATCATCAAGAGAAATATTGAGACCCATACATGCTTGTGCCACATACCACATGATGTCTCCAAGTTCACGCTTCATATGAAACATGTTCTCTTCGGTGACTGGTTTACCCTGAAAAATAATCTTCTTTACAACTTCAGTAAACTCACCTGCTTCGGCACACATACCAACAGAGGCAGTGAGAAGTCGATGGGTTTCAAATCCTTCTCCACGAAGTTCTTGAATACGATACTCAAAGGCATCGGCATCTTGACTGGGTTGAGATGTGACGGCATTCACAAACTCAAGATATGCGTCAGTATTTACGGTCATGAAAATTTAAA